TCGGAGCACTGGGGAAATCCTTGTAATACTTGTAAAGCATCAAAAAGCTCTCCACTGACTCCGGTATAAATTTGCTCGGACAATTCCAATACCTGAAATGAATTCCATTTTCGATTTCCTCGAACGGGGGAATGGACATCCTGGCTTTCTTTTCGCAGCCCCATACGACGGGAAAGGTTTTGTTCTCTCTGCATTTTGCGCATTCGAATTTTCCTTTAAATATCCCGGCGTGAAATCCTGCGATTATTCTAAACCCAACAATTCCTCGGGAGTCATGACAGCCCGCTCGTTAATTGCTTCCTGCAATTCGACCTGGAGCTTCGGCCTAATCTTTGCTATGATCGGATCAATGTTCGCGCCCTTTTCCGACGAATCGAAACTCAGTGACTTGCCGTTTTCAAGGATGAAGTTCTTTATCCTAACGATCCCTTTTCGCAAAGTTTCGATACGCGCCGAACCGCTCTGCATGACCAGCTTGGACTTCCCTTTTTCAGCGGCATCATATTCAAAGTACCCGGATGAGTCTTCCGCCTTTGCCACATCAAGGCCGTTCTTTGACCGCAGCGTGAACACCGGTTTCAATTCATTCGGAATGTCCTTACCCCTGAATGCCAGCGGTACATATGGAAAAGTAGCTTCCACGTCAAAGCCCAAAAAATCCTTGAGCTTCGCCTTCATTTCGTCGGTCAAGAGTACATCTTTAGTTTCCATCACGCCCTCCATTTATCCGCGTGCCCTATCGCGGTAATTGAAAAGAAACCAAGGGGGAAAGATGAGGGCATGGAATCTTTCAAGCATTTGCTCGTCCCCTTGGTCTTTTTCACTTTACGCCTTCGCTCCCTGCAATATCTCAAGCTCGTCGTTTCCGAGGTTCCTTTGGAGCTTGCACTTGATCGTGTTAATGGTTCTTCCCTCACGGTCTCCGGGCTTGTACGCCTGGATGATCTGGGCCTTGGGCGCGGATATGGTAATAGGTATCGTACCCCCGCCAATGGTCTCTGCATACGCGCCAGTGCTGTTCCCGGTCAATCGTGTGTAGTTATCATGCAGCGAGATTAGAGACATTGCGGGGTCAAGTTCGATGGTCGGCTCCCGGTCAACGATACGCGCCCCTTCGAAGCCTTCAGCCTTTGTCGAGTCCGTCCACAATTCAACTTTGTTTCCAAGGTCAATCGTGATCTTGTCGAAATTTTGGGACTCCGTGAAAAGCGAAGTCGTACAGGCAAGGACCGCTTGCGGAAGAGCGGCATCGAAGCCCGTGGGCATGATCTGATTTGCGAAAGTCCGGTCCTGGACGCTCTGCAACACGCCTGTGAACTCAAAATCAATACGCTTCGGCAATCCTACGCCATTGGTCACGAGCTTTGCGTTTCCCATGCACCCGTGAAATTTGATCGTGAGCTGTGCCGGGGAGGCGCCCTCGTCCATTTCGACCACTTCCATTGTCATCGGCACGTTAAAATATCGTGCATCCGTGACAAGGCTAACTCCAACCGCACCGAAGATCGTCTGTTTCAGTCCGCATGCCTGCAAGCATTTGAAATAGTTCGGAGCCGTTGCCGCCGCAGCGCCCACGGTCACATCAACGGAAAACGTGATCTTCCCGCTTCTCTTACCCATGATCGATGGATCTCGTGAAGCGTCACCACGAGCGAGCTTGCGGGCATATTCCGCAATCGTCGGATCGTAGTTGATGTTGTACGCCGATACATTGTAATCGGCTACCGCGAGTGTTTCCGCAGTATAAGGAGTGCTCTCGATCTTGCACCCCATGGTTCTTTTGATGACTAAGAATCCGCTCATAGAGCATCTCCTTTTATATTATTCTACCCTCGTAATTTCGGATCGGTAAGCTTCTGGTCATACCAAACTTTCAACCGTATTGTCATTCCTGTTTGCGGGGAATTGACCTGTTCCCCGAAAGGCGCACTGCTTAGATACATGCAATTGAATGCAGAAGGAACACCGTTTGAATCCGGCAAGTTCCAGTGGTTGCCGATATATTTTTCAACGTCGGCAAGCAAGCTATTTCTTGTTTTTCTTGCCGAACCGACAACATTGACATATCCATCAAGTTCGACAACAAATTCATTAAATAGTTTCGCCTGGTTTCCGCCTGTCTGTTGATGTGATCCAGGACTTGAAACATTCGTGCAATCATCCATTCCTTCGAAATAATTGAAGCATGGAAATTCCTGCATTGCTCCAATGTCCACCGGAGGATCATACACGCGGACAATGTCATTTGCATACCCGTTGGCTTTAGTTATTTGTAAAAGCCCGTACTGGATTGCATCGGCGATATTGTCTTTGACGGAAATCATAGTCATACCGTTTCTTGCAATTTGGTGATGATCTTTTTTCGCTGTTCAATCAAGTTCTTATCTTCGGGACAATGCTTCATTGCCACTTTGTTATACCATATCGCTTGCTCAAGTTCGTTCTCCCAGACAAACAATTTGGCAAGCCTTCGTGCTGGCATTTCCCCGTAGAACGAGCGGTCTTGCAGGCTCCCGGTCCCGAACTGCTTTGTCATTGCCTGCTTGAACATCCTGATTGCATCCCTATTTCGTCTCTGCGATATGTAAACATCGCCAAGGACGGTATAAGGCTCCGCATTCGATTCCGTTATTGATAGGCATATCCTCGCGTACTGTTCGGCAATCGGTGATGTGGTTTTGCAAAGTGACGTTTGCTTTTTATCCGGCAATTGTTTATACATGAAAAACTTTGCAATGAGCAAAGAAGCATCGTAAACACAGCTCAAATCTTCATTTGCCGTTTCAATGAAATCAACAAGGATTGAAATCGCATTTTCCCACCTATCCAATTGAATAAGGTCTCGGCCATAATAGAAAGAGTCGTGACGTTCTCGACTATTTTTAAAATATTCATGTTCAATTATTTCGACATTTCTTGCTGCACTTTGTTCACCGGTTTTAACCGGACAATGAATTATATCAAGACCGTCCAAATCGGCACGCTTATGGATTTCAGTATTGATTGTCAATTGCTCATGATATGGTTTTACCCATTTAATGGTTGATTCTCTCTTGAAAATACGCTCTCTTGCAAGAGCGTTTGTCGGCTCACCTTTATCGGATATTCTAAGGATATACGGACACACGAAATAATCCCGGTCGGAATGTGAAACAAGGATCGATTTAATCCGAGAAAATATTTTATCCATGTCCTCTTCGGAAGCCAACATATCATCGGAGTCAAGCCACATAATCCATTCTGAATTGGTCAGAAGCCTTGCAGAATCACGAGCGCCGCCGAAGTTACCTTTGGGGAAGTCTTCGGTATTCCATTCAAACTTGGTTGTCTTATCGGCGTACTGATTAATAACTGAAATGACCTCCTGATCATCCGTTGTCCTGACAATGACAATTTCGTCAAATAATTTCTTCATGTCGTATGAGGACATGAGGCGATTAAGAACAGGACCATCGCCGGCACCGACGATCATATTGAGAGCAAGTCTTTGTTTCATGAATTGCCCCCGTAAACATCCGCAATGCGCTGAAAAATGGCGGTACCCAATTCAATCTTAATAAGTTTCCAATCATGCTCATTCATGAGAATTGGTTTTATATAATCCGTTTTCCCGTTGTCCCAATCATGCATAATAAGCCACTTTCCTACAGGAATGAAAGGGCGGAACATTGCAAAGTCATAAACCATTTTTATTGAGTCCGCGCCGCCGTCGAGAAAAACGATGTCAATGCCACCATCAAAACCACCTTCAAATATTCGATGAAAGCAATATTCGCTATCTCCAAAATGAAAGCGTACATATTCCTCAAGCCCTGCAAAATCAGGATTACCGGCATAAAGAGCCCGAGCGTATTCATAGTATTCTTTGTTATTCTCACAAGTATAGAGCTTTCCTTTTCCATTGGCCTGCAATGCCTTTGCAATGAAGTATGTTGATCCACCTCCACGACACGTTCCAACCTCGCATACTACATCAGGCTTTTCCTGTAATACCAAATTGTAAAGTAACTCACGTTCCGAAGGATTCATTTGCCCCTCGAACCGATCACGGCCAAAATCAGGTTTGTTCATTTGCGCCCTCTTTCAAATAAATTTTATCTGATTTTATCCTATTAATCCAATAGGATAATGTTAATTTTTCATAGTTGAATTTCATTTCCTTGAACTCTTCCAAAATGATATTCAATATTTCTTCGGTGATTGTTGTCCAGTCCTCGACAATCAAAATAGGCAAGTCAACAAAAGCCTCAGTAACAAGGCTACGCTTTACTATGGGTATAGCACCCATGTATAAAGCTTCCCAAGTTCGATGACAATCAATGCCATTGCCAGGAGGAGAGATAACAAAGCTATGGTTGTGGCAATTCTCAATAAAATCCTTGAAAGAAGTTCCATGCTTCCTCACAGTTACCCAGGACTTGCCCTCAAAATGGCTATCGACAATATCCCTCTCACCGTGATTATTATTAGAATTGTGATTCATGTATACAATATTTTTTATTATCCTCGGCTTCTGCATTTGCTCGAAAAGAACATTTGCGTCACTGGAATAACCGCACCCGAGTGGACGCTCCATCCCGCTGGGAATAGGCACAAGGTCGGGATGCTTATACGCGACATTGAGAGCGTACCATCTTATAATATTTGTCGGTTTGCTTTCCCAATACCGGAAATCAATGGCATAGTCTGAATTGTGAGTTATCAGGACATACCTTTTATTAGGACTTGTCAAAAGGATTTCGAACAGCATGAAAATGTAATCAGTCTTGCAAAAAATGATGCATGAATTATTACAGATATATTGCGCCTGGTCATATGTCGGCTCTCCATCGATAACGATGTCAGCGGCAGCGCGGTATTTGTCCCCGTGAATAACTTCCCTGAGAAAATCAAAGGTGTACATTATGATACTTTCTTTCTGAAAATCAATCCCGTTTTTCCATAGTGAGAAAGTGCCGGGACAAGCTCACGCGATATTTTTGTATCGGTTTCAAGAAATTGAAATCCATTGTCATTCATCTTTTCAATCCAATATTCTTTCGGTTGACAGTTCACATGATGCCAGCCCGCTTGCCCTGGCTGCCCGAATGTCATGACGACGATATTGGCATTTACATTATTAAATGTACCGAAAAGATTTCCTATGAAAATTTCTTCAATATGTTCCACAACTTCGCAGCACCAAATCATATCAATAGGGGAAATGAAATTAAATTTGTCTTTAGTTAAATCGCATATGAATAAATCTTTTACGCCCCTGGCAAGGCCATTGTCAATATTCTGTTCAAGACCGTCAATTCCTATTGCCTCAACGCCATGCGTTTGAAACCATTGCGTGGAATGGGCTTCAGCGCATCCGACATCAAGCAGCGTTTTTACCTTGTACGTGTCAACAAGCCAGTGCCACAGCGCCGGGTAGAACGTCCCAGGATCGCCGCCGCCGAGGTTGCCGCCAAGATGACGTTTGTTTTTATCGGTCACGTAGTTGAATTCGTGCTCGTATTTTTCATTGACTTTAGCTTCGAGACGCTGGAATTTGGATCCTTCTTCAATAGGGGCATCCCACTTATTATGCCAGTGCCAAGAAAAAGTGCCATCAAAATCAAGCTTACTATCACTACCGTTTCTAAACGGATGGGCAGATTCACCCATGTTAATAAACAACTGCCACTCAGGATTGAAAAAAGCACAAGGAAATACTGTCCAATTTTTATTCGTCTTTCTAACTTCTCCGTAAAGCGTTGCGCTCCAATCCGTGCTGTCAAAACCAGCAGGCATTTTTGGCAATGTGGTTATAAGGTCGGTTGCCAATTTACTCTGCTTGAACATCCGCATGACTGCACCGTTTATCTTTGCATTTTGTGGCGATGTCGGCGTTTCCGTCCCCCATTGATACATGAATTCCTGATCGAGCAACGGCGCAAAATCACGAATGAAAACAACGTCCTGATCGACATACACGCCGCCGTATTTGTAGAGAACAAGCAAGCGGAACAGATCGCCGCCAAGCCAGTGATGTTCGTCGTCCTTTGTTAGCAAGCGCAAGCCCTCAAGCGACGTTCCTTCGGCTTCCTTCACCGGGTCCCAGATACGAAGTTCAATGTGCCGCGCAATGGGTTGTATCCACTCATTGCGAGAAAGATCGACATTGCTCCACATGATGATATTAACATTTTCAAGGTTCTGCGTAGTGACGCATGATTTCAACGCGAGAACTTGCTTCCGTCCGAATTCAAGCGGCACGCGCCAGCAAAAATGAAAGTTGGTTTTCTCAGGATATACGGCTTCTGGAATGGCCTTTGCGAAAGCAAGAGCCTTATTACCGTTCGTGTATATTTCCGGGCAATCTTCCCAGTTACAGCCTGTGATCATTTTTCACCGTTTCAAGTAGGGTTTGCCATTTATCTATGGTTTCTTTTTGCCGTATGAAATTCGTCGATTTCATTTTCTCGCTTATCGCGTCAAGATCAAGATGCATGGCCTTATCATGTAAATCATCGAACGAATCGAAATGAACAATATGCGGCATTGCCGTTTCGTTGTAATAGTCTGCAAACTGCATCCAATACCGGACGGCTTCCATGTTCTTGAAATCATTCGGGTCCGGCATTCTTGGCTTCACTGGGATAACCGAACCGGATTCACGCCCGAATGTCCCGGCCCATGAAATTTGCTCAAGCATGCGATATGCAAGGCCCTTTGAATACAATTTCATCGTGAAGTCAAGGGACGGAACGAACAGCGGTATATTTGCCGAATACTCTTCGAATGTTGACATCGTTGAAACATTGTACGGGAAGTGAACAACACCGGAATATTCCGCAACGGCCTGCCAAGGATGACCGAATGCCAATACTTGATTTTTCAATTTAAAATTGGTATTATTCAGTTCAGAAAAAGACTTTGCGGCACGATAAATAAACTCATTCCTTTTCGGATCGTATTTCATCCCAGTATATAGGCAAAGGCTCGGAATGTATCTGACTTCACGATCAAGGAAAAGTTTTGTATATTCTTTTTCATAGATGGAATTGGCAACAAGGTAAATCCGTTTCGAGTCAACGCCTTCCTGTAAATATTGATTAAAATTATTCCAATCTTCGGCGCTCGACTGACAAGGATATTCATACCGGATAGGAATATCAATGATAATAGGTTTTTTGAACCTCTTGTAAAGGTATGAAAATATAGGTGGATAGCAGCAAATGAACCCGTCGTATTTTTCATCCAAGTCAGGATACGCCTGAAAGAATTCATCCCATTTCCTCTGCTGCACGAATCCGCACCAATTGTTGCCGTCAAGCATTGGTATACTATCAATCTTGCGCCCCATAATTGTGGCATGACCACTGAGGCAAATGTCGTCAATGGTGTGGCCGAGCTTGCCGAAGATGTTTTTCAAGTCGGCGATTACGGAAATGTGCTGATCGATGCTAAAAAACCTCATGCGAACATTACCTCATACGGTTTCATATTGTAAAGGTAATAATAAACGGGGTCATCAATCATTACCTCTGTTTTCAATAGGTGCTTTATCGATGAAGAGAATTCCAAATCCTCCCCGAAGCTTTTGAACGAATTGAATTGTACTTTTTGCACGATTTCTTTTTTTATCGGGTTAAGGTGATTTGGTGCCCGGTAATATTCTGAACCGTTCGTATACCAGTTATTGACCTCAATCGTATGAAAGAACCGGCGCGGGCAATTTGAATTTGTAAGCATTATTCCTTGGATTCCGACGCAATCAGGATACCCGCTTTTAATCGCATCGGTGATCTTCTGGACGTAATCTTTACTAACTAAATCATCATCATCAACAAAGCACACGTATTTTCCCGCAGCTCCACCTACAAGCCTGTTTCTTTTTTCCCCTACGGTCATGTTGTCATCGGCATTCATGACAAGGCTAACGGACGAATCAATCTGAGGTATTAGAATATCAAGCAATCGACGGAGCTTCTTTTCTCGCGCTTGTATTGTGCAAATAAGAATTGTAAGAATTATATCTGATTCCATTTTCCGTACCCGCTTGAAATGATGTTGCCTGATACCGCCGTCGCGTAAACATATCCTATCCTCTGCTTGTCCGGCGCATTTGCCGACTTCTGCAAAGGTACAAGGCGTTGGAAAGTTGGATCGTACCCATCTTTCAAAGACGTATTGTGAAGGTGCTTGATTGTTACATCGCTGAGATAGTGAGCCGTTTGCGTCTGTTGTCCGATCAACCACCAAACCGCATCTATCATATCCGCTTTGTAATACGGACACATGAAAGGCTTACCAGTAATATCAACAAATTTTTTTGTCACAAAAAGATTGACGCTGCATTTCTCATGAGCGATATACCCGTCATCGCACCAGAAAACGCCGATGCCGTCAGCCTTGTTGATTTCGTCAAGAAGGCGAGTGTCGTACCCTTTTGTCTCGAAAACCATGTCATCGCCGAGCATGGAGACAATGCAATCGCCTTGCTCTTCGGTCACGGCATCATACATCATATTGAAGTACAAAGAGAGGTTTGGCTGAATTGATTTTTCTTCAATAACCATATTATCAATCATTTTAAAATCATAATTTTTGATAAAATCAAATGTGGCTTTATCTTTATGATTAACACAAAAACAAAATGATATGTTAGAATGATGATCCGCCATTTCCATAGCCGACTGGATGAACCTGTCTATCCACTCTACCCGCTTGTACGTCGGGACCATCAACCATATTTTATCGTACATTTTTGCCCTCCATAAACTTATTCAAAAGAACGGTCGTTGCTATACCTCGCGCAAGTGTATCAAGCTGTTCTTCGTTCCCTATCCTGTTCATTGCAAAGAGTCCGTATTCATAACAAATGGCATGCAATATTTCATGAACAAGAGATTGCAATATTTCTTCATCGGTACGAGCATCACGTATAATGATCTTAGCAAGAGGATATGAAATCTTTCCGTTTTGTGATGCCTTTTCCCATCCATCGCTTGAATAAGAAATACCGTATTCTCTTTTTCCAATACGCATTATTCAGCCTCGGTCCGATCACGGTCTTTTTCAGCAAACACCATTCCGACATATCCATCGCGCTTCAACTTCACAGTCAACGGCTTTTCTCTGCCAGTGAACTTGAAATAATTATCATGTGCGATATGGCAATTTTCAATGAACGGCCAGATAATTGTCGAAAGGAAAATCTGATCCGTGCCGTGGTATATCCCGCGTGGGTTTCTGCTATCAGGCTGAATTACTGAAATCCACGAATCCATGAGCATCTTGAAATGTGGAATGATCCCTGCTTTTGATCCCCAGGTGCCGCCAAGGATTTTGATATTGTGCTCGTTATTATCGCGGATGATATGGAAGAGCATACCGGAGTCTTCCCACTCTTTCACTGCTTGCGCTTCCCTGACGTTCAGGCGTGAATCGGTATCGCGCACAATGAAGCGGTCAACCATTTTGTCATCAAACATGGGGCCGAAGCGCCAGTATAGGCCGAGGTTGTCGATTGATTCTTCTCGGTAAACAATCTCAGCGCCAAGGTCTAAAAGGCGAGTAACCACTTTTCGTGGAACAATCGGATCGACGTAAAAGCGACAAGTCCAGCCGGGATATATCTTCGGCGCAAGTTCGGCGTTTTCTATTGCGCCTTGACAGTATCCTTCGTTGCTTCCCCAAAGCGAAAAACTTACTATCTTCTTCTTTTCCATGCCCTCGAATCCTTTTCTACAAGTTGCCTAACATTGCCACTTCATCACGGACAGCACGGCCAAGCATCGCCGGGCCACTGGATTGAAAGTCCTCGTAAATGTGCAGGCGCTTCGGGATGTTGTGCCGCTTCGGAGCGCCTACTTGTCGCTTGACTCGCGGATGTGGCCCGAAAGTCCCGTCCCAATCCTTGCTACCGAATTGATGGACAGCGGCATAGGGTGCAGCGGTTGATAATTTGACAACTGTTATACCGCCGAAATTTGTATCATATGCATTTACTTTCCAACTTCTCCGAAGGTATCCCGTTCGCACGCCAAGCGAGTCATTGCGGCGTTCACTCATTTGGTTTTTGATAATATCAGACATGAAGTACGTCATGCCTTTTATCAGTCCAGAGCGTGAAGCCTTTAGTATCTTGTCCCGTTTTACCCCCATCTTTGCAACGGTATCTTGCACGTTTGAAAAGGTCCAGGTGATTTTCATATCGCAATCCTTCTCAAATATCCGAGCATCATTTTGACTTCCGGCTGAAGTTCGTTGTCGTTCATGCCCCGGTATCCTACGCGCCGATTCGATGTGCCGTCCTTGCCGATTGTCTGTTGCTCGAAGCGGTCTTTGTTCTTTTTCATGTACCGGATTTGCAGTTCAACGGCATTCACGATTTCCGGGTATGATTCGGCAAGGGAAAGACTGGTTGCCGACGAAAGTACGGCGGTCGCCGGCGTCCCTGTCGGTCCTGTTTCGGTATCCCATTCGGTAACGGTTTCTCCTATCGTAAAAGCGCCATATAGAACTTCTATTGTCATTGATGTCCCGGTATCCGCAACAGTTATCCCTACCGCATCCGATGTTTCGCCATGGACAAATTTCCCCAGCGTAAAAGGCCCGCCCGTTTCCGTCACAACATAAACAGATTGCACGGCATCAAGCGCAAGCCCGCCGTCGTATTTAAGGCGTAATCCCTTTTTTGTTTCAAATGGACGCGCAAAAATTAGCACAAGGGAATTTCCGTTTATTCCAGGGTGATAGCTTATACTTGATAGTTGCGATTCCCTGCCGTCCCACATACCAAGGAAATCGACATACACGTCAGTTATATTTATCAAGGGAATATATTTCGGGTAAAATTCATTCTTGTGGAAGCCAACATCAAAATACTCCGTGAAGTTAGTCTGATATTGAATACCGCGATTGAGCCAGTTCTCAATGTTTTTTGACACGGCTGGAAGCCACGTCATAAGCTGGCGGCGATTGTTTGCATTGTCAACCAAGATGTCATCCGCGCCGCAATACCTGAGAAGCCGATTGTAACTTGATAGCAGCATATTTCCCTTTTTTAAAGAGATGCGGGCTTTTACACCCGCACCCCTGTTAATGTGAAAAACTATGCCTTATTGATACCGTCATCAATAAGTTTGAACACCGGCGAATTCGAAACGATCTCTTTATCGGATTTACCGAGGATCATCGTTGCCGAAATACCGATTGTCGGATTTGCGCCATTTGACTGTCCCGCCTGAATCCGGAGTGACAGATACCGCTTGTAATTCTTGGTTGCGATACCGCCGATTTTGATCTGGTTCGCACCGCTACCGGTAATAACGCCAAGGTTCGCAAGCGTCACGGGAACTTTCGTCAGGTCGCCCTGATCCGTGGAGTCCTCGTAAAGTATCGCGCTCAACGTTGCGGGAGCCGAAAACGTGTTCACGCTGAGTTTGACAACCGCACTGTCAAAACCCTGCGTATCGATGGACTGGCCGAAGGTAGCCGTCACACCGGTAAGGACTACCGGCGGATGCATATCCTTGACCAGAGCGCTTTCTACAACTTCCTGTATTCTGGACATATTACTTTTTCCTTTTGAAACTGATAGCCCTCAGTTTACCAAACCGGTCTTTACCAGTTCGCTTTTGTCGTTTCCGCACCGGTCGCCAGCGTCATCGCTGTTTCCCTCATGAGCGCCGTGTCAAATTCCTGGAAGAGGACAATGTAAATCTGATCATCCAGGAATGCGCTTCCGGTCGAGCCATCGCTGGCAACGTCGGAAACTTTGATGATAAGATCACGCCACATACCCATCCAGAACAGGTCCCAGTTTCCGTAGGTCACGCTGGAGCATGTCGTGGATGTCCCGACCGTTTCGTTGAAAGGAACGAGGGTCGTGCATGCGATTTTCTGTCCGAGTTGGTCGCTCAGAACCTTGTCGGTCATAAGCAAGTTCATCGGCAGAATAGGCATACCGGCGCTCGCAGCTTGTCCGCTGTAGAACTGCACGCGCTCGCGCTTCATGCCATTCTTGACACGCGGATGCATCAGGAAGCCCATCTTTGCGCCCGGTGTTGAAGCTTCATCGGCACTTTCGATGTCATCCATCATCAGGTTGGCATCATCGATCTTGAAGCGCCCGCCCCCTGTCGTCAATGCCGTACCCGTTCCGGCAAGGGCAACACTCGAAGGAGTCATACCGCTCGTGAACTGGTACAGGCCCTTGGCCTGCTTGCCCGATCCTGTTCCGGTCATTGCCTGTTGCTCAATCGTGCGCCGCAGGATGTACTGGAGGTCATCGCGTATGATCTTGTCAGAAACCCCACGGCTCTGATAGATCAGGCGATTCGACTGCTTGCTGAACGCCGCTGCCTTTTTCGGTCGAAGGGTGATTTCCCCGTACGTTACGGCGCTTTCCGGCGGTTTGCCATTCTCGCCGACCATGTATCCGGCGGTACGCGCTGTTTTGCGCGGAATCGGAAGTTCTCCGACAAGACCTTTGACAATATTCATGCCAAGATCAGCAAGGGGCATGTTCTGTACGATCATGTCGATGAAATTGTTAGTCACTTCATCGGGAATCAGGTATCCACCGCCCGCGCCGGACGTGGCTTCGTTAGCCTTGCCCCTGATTTTCATGGACTGGTCCATCATCTCTTTTTCGGGACCGGCTTCCGCCCACGGGTCGCCCGGCATATCGTACTTGATATTGCACATGGCTTTGGCCAGCATGCCGAAGTCGAACGGGCTTTTGACGAGCTCGTCTTTGAGGCCAGGAACATGCCGAGCCGAAATGGTCTTGAGCTGTTCGTTGACGCTGTTCAGCGTTTTCTTGACGGTATTGAGTTCCGTTTCCAGAACTTTGCGCGCTCCATCGGCTTTGTCGCCGGACTCTTTGAGCAGCGTGTTGACCTGAGTCTGGATATCACCCTGCCACTTTGTCAGGGTTTCCTGGAATTCCTTGAGTTCCATATTATTTTGTTCCTATTTTGAATGATACGCCCTCTAATGCCTTCTTGTAAATGTCATCGTCCGACGTTTTCGTTCTCCTGTCGCCCGAAGGGAAAGTTAAACGGAATTTATCAAACAATGATTTTACCTGAAGTTCGATTTGTTCTTTTGTCGGCACAATGCCGGTGTATGCCTTGACCTGCGCATGAATGATCTCCTCCATACCTTTAAGATCCACGCTTACCTCAACACGGTCTTTCCTTTTGAGAATTTCCTGCACGTCCTTGAGCGACGCAATTTCGCTTTGCGGTTCACCTTCTTTGGCTTCGTCTTCTTCCGGCCGCATTTCGTCGACCCACGCGGAAAGGTATGGAATGGCAAGTTCGATGAACTCCTCAAGCACGGTACGCGCCACATCGCCGCTGGGGATAGAAAGCTTCGGATTGTTCTGAGGACCCCAGCAAAAGGAACACGCTTCTTGGAACATTCCGTCGATGAGAACCTGAAGCGAACTGTATGCGATCCGGCACGCCGTGATATCCTCGATGGATTTGGAAAAAGTCTTTTTCGGAAGTTCTTTTTCCCGGTTCACCTCACCATATGCCGTCATAAATTTCACTGCATGCGGCAACGCTTCTTTGTGATGCTGGTCAAGCAATTCCTTTGCGGCAATGCGGGAATTCAAATCGGCCTTGTCCTTGCATGCGTGAATCTCTTTGATGAAAGCAGCGTGGACGGTTTTCAGAGCATCGTGATGAACCTTGACGCGAGCATGCTCGAAACCTTTGCCAACGCCGTGGTCATCCTCGTCGAATTCGGGATTGGCATTATTCGCCTGGACCGCTTTGATGTACTTTTCAACGTGGTCCTCGACGAGTCCACGGTATTCATTCAGCGCATCATTACCCATATCTTCCATTGAGGAAGTATTGCCTTCAGTCTTCATGCATGCGGCTTTCTTCATCTTTTCGATCATGTCTTTGTGTGCCATGTGCATGACCTTGTGGGCAATCTTTGCCTCGGTCGGCATTTCTTTTTGCATCGCCTTCGCGCCTGTAAACGATCCATCATGGCTTTTGCAGTGAGCGGCGGCTTGTTCTGAAGTCCACGAGTCCTTGCTGTATCTGTATGCCTGTTGAACCCATTTCCCGTTCTGTTTCTGGTAAATCACGTCATAGGACTTGCCTTCATGCTTTTGCGCACTATTCTTGCGGCGTGTCGAAGCGTCCTTGACTGGCTGTAAAAGACGGCATGAATGTTCATTCGGAAAAGGCTTACCTTCTCCAACAAGTTCGCATTGCCCGCCAATGCAAACCATTTCAGCGCCCACGGCGAATTTGACTTCTTCAGTACTGTCAAGAAAGTCCTTTTCTCCATAGAATCCGAGCGCATCCTTTTCCTGTATTTTCAGCTTGCCGTCAACGAGGTCAATCCTGAAATCAGGGAATTCCACGTCTTTTCCTTCAAGGCGAACTGTGAACAAGCGGCCACTCGGAAAAGCGTTGTCGAATTCATCTTTTGTCATGCCGAACGATTTGCACTTATACTCATCGGCGCATGTCGCTTCGTCGTTCATGCCCACTCCGACAAGGCTATACTCGTGCAATCGCCAATTCTTTCGTAGTATGCCGCCCTTGACCGGGTTGTTATCACCCTTGTTATCACCGGGAAGCCAGCCTATTGACCAGTTCGGCATAAAGCCTTGCGTCGATTTCTCATACAGGCGCTTGCCGGTATTGTCAGGCGGCGTTAGGTGTGAACCGTCATAGAACTGCGTCTTGGCAATCAATCCCCGGTTGCCGCTCTTCGGGTGAACGCCTGGGCGTATTCCGAGGTTCTTTGCAATCGGCTCGTTGCCCTGCTTCGGGTCTTTACCATGCTGTTGTAGGACGACAACCTTACCCCGCTGCGTCATTGACTCCGGGTCCATGATGTCGCCGTCTTCGTCCTGCTTCTCCGTTGATATGAAGTGCTCGACAGTCAGCGTTTTCGGGTCAGCGGAAAGCATTTCGCTTCCCATGAGCTTATGAAGGATTTTTTGCGGCATTGCCATTCTCCTTTTTTTCGGAAGGCTTTTTTACCTTCGTTTTGTAGCCCTGCTTCTTCGAATCGGCTTCAAGCACTTTCGTATCGTAATCCTGTTCGGTTCTCATTTGGATTTAACCCATTGAATAGGGACTGAAAAAAACTGACTCATTCGAATATGCCATTCCGTTTGTCACGCCGTCCGGCATGGAATCGACCGCTTTGACTTCCTTGACCGGTTCGGCTTTCGTCTCTTCCTTGACCGGTTCGGGCTTGCGATTTTGCTTTATCATTTGTCCTCCAATATCTTGTTCAATTTTTCGATGTGGTCTTTTTCATCGTCAAGGATTTCCTGCAAAACGTCCTTGTATTTGTCAGGAGCGAGTTTGATTGTTGCCTCATACCCGACAACGCTTTTCTCTTCGACCTTCATATCATCCTTGATCTTGGCAATGAAGGGGTCATTTCCCTTAATCAGAATCGGTATTTTCATTTCGAATACTCCAATACCCCTTTAGGCATTTTGTTGCCGATATGCAAAGACCACCATACAACGGAATCACGGATAATGTCGCCAAGGTTCTTTTCCGGTCTCCATCCTAAAATAGTTCTTGCCTTTGTCGAATCCGCTGTTAAATTGACACCTTCCTGCTTATTCAATCCTGGCGCATTTCGATCAACGATTGTCGGAACGGGATAATCCCTTTCTCCGGAAATCATGGCAAGGACTTTTCCAAGCGGCGTAGGTATGCCGGTTCCAAGGTTGATCGTTTCGGTCAATCCGACCGTTTCAATAGCCCTCACATAGGCTTTAGCAACATCAACAACATGTACATAGTCACGCACGTCATTCTGTGCCGTGAACAGGCGCAAAGGCTTCTCTATCGTCGCTGCCAGTGCTACGGGGATAAGATACCGCGCCGGGTTATGCGTGAATCCTGGACCGGCCACGTTGAACATACGAAAGATGATATGCTCAAGCGAGCTTGCACGCACAAGGCTTTCCCCTACGGCCTTAGTGAAGGCGTACAGCGAAATCGGCGCGACTTCGGCTTCTTCCGATACTTCCAAATCAGAATTCTTACCGTAGACCATGCCTGTTGATGCAAATATTATCCGCCGTACACCGAAGTTCTCGCATGCATCGACAACATTCTTTGTCCCCTTGACGTTCACCTTGTACAGATGATCAGGTCCCGCTGTCGGGTCAGTGCAAGCGGCAAGGTGAATCACTATTTCAGGTTGAATTTTCAGGAACAAGTCATCCAAAGATTGCAGTATGTCACATGAGAAGTAGCGAACACGTCCTGGAAAGTCAGGCATCTTCGTGTCAAGGATTGTGACATCGTGCTTTGCATCAAGTAGTTCCGATACAACAGCGCGACCGATGAAACCGCTTCCGCCTGTAATTAGAATTTTCATTTGCCCTCCGCTGAAGCCACTTCTACACATCTGCAATTTATGATCTCGTCAGCGTCTCCGTCCGGGTCACACGGGTGCATAAGCCCGGTCACTGGGAAGTCTTCGTCTATCGGAACAGCATCACCTTGCCCTTCCTCTATGTGTGACTCCCTGACTTTTTCGTCCCCTGCCGTTACCCATTGTTTATATTTAATGCCCTCATCTTCGAATGCTTCTTGACGCGCTGTACTGGATATGATTCCAGTTTCAGT